TACAAAGATAATACATTTTTGTGTATTACCAAACTTTGGGAAAAGTTTTTTTTGACTGCCCCGCCGAGGTAGCTATTTAAGGCGTTTTCGTAGCTCGGTGATTTGTGCTTTCAGTCGCTCGATCTCGTCGTCCTTTTGCCGTAGTGCGCGCTGGTGGTCGGCCATTGATATGTACCCGTCGGCGGCGTAGTTCGTCGTCATCGAGCCGTTGCCAGTGGTCACCCAGTCGAGGTTAAGATCGGGGAAGGCCTCGCCGATCTTGACGAGCGTGCGCGCGCTGACGCCGTCGGCGTCGGAGGTGAAGAAGGCAAGGGAGAGCTTCGCCTCCTTCAGGAAGCGGTACTCGGTGATACCCTTAGCGCGTATGTAAGCGCGCAGTCGTTGTCTCATAATTGTAGCGATTAGTTTACGCCACAAAGATACACAAAAATGTACTACTTAGAACGACGTACCGCTCCGTAGAAGTCACCGCGGCCAGTGAGCAGCCAGTCGGCGGAGACGTTGTACCCGATGACAAGATAGGAGAGCCACGTCGCAGACACTCGGCAGGCCGTAGGGTCTTTCTCCGCGCTGTTTAAGTTCCAGCGATTGACGCCGAAGCGATCGGTAAACGTCTTCTTCCCTCGGATCGCGCCGTCGGCCTTTAGACGTGCGAGGGCGTCGAAGAAGCGGCGCGTAATGGCCTGCATATCGTCGGACTGCATAGGAGGTTAGTGGTTTGCGTGTGGTGGCTGTTGCTGGAGTAGCTCCCAGCGTGCAACGTCGGACGGGGAGAAGGAAGGCGCACGCCCCGACGCTATGGCCTTCTCGAGGCGTCGCAGTTCGTCGGGGGTCATCACGTCTATATACCTGTCTATGGCCATAAGCGAGGAGGCGCGAGCCACGGCCTCACGACGGAGCGCCGAGACGTGCGCATTGTCAAGCATTTGCCCCTCGCCGAGGATCAGCCAGCGGGCGTTAATCTCGGGCAGCGCCTCGAGGATAGTACGCACTGGCGACAAGCCTATGCACGCACCGCGCAATAGCTTGCTGATGTACTGGGGCGACCACCCGAGGAGCGCACCGAACTCACCGATGCGCCCGCCCGTCTTGTATTCGATGATAGCCTTAATTCTATCCTTCATTGACTTATCGGCGTGTGAACGCCATCTTGTCGTAGAGCGCGGTCGCACCCCAGAAGCGTAGGAGTGTGAAGCCGTCGGCAGTGACGTCGGTAATTACGCGCGACTTCTTCCCCGTGACGTAGTCCTTAAGCCCGCCGTCGAGGGAGTAGATCGTGAGATAGACCTCGCTCCCCGACTCGCGGAGTGAGTAGAGGTTGTTCTGCTTCGTTGACTGCTGGGCGACGCCGTCGATCTTTATATAGCTCTCCGACGTGACCTCGCCGAAGGCTTCGAACTCCTCATCCCAACGCGTGTAATACTTCTTCTTCGTCGAGGCGTAGGGTGTAAATACTAAGTCCTCTACCTCGATTACGGGCTTCGTATATATCGACGACGAGGCCATCTGCTCGCCGTGGAAAGCCCCCGACAGCGCGCGTGCGACGCTGGAGACACGGCTCGAAGGCTTCACGACGTCGGCGGGTGTGTCCTTCTTACACGACGTCAGAGAAGGTGCGCCGAGGAGGGCGAGAGCGAGCAGGTAGAGGGTAATTCTTTTCATAGGTGTATTGCGGTGAAGTGTTTCCAGGTTGGAAACGGTTAGACGAGTTAGAACGTGAAGGTATGCTCGAGGTCTATCTTAGCGACGACCGCCGAGAGGAAGCATATATCATTGATAGGTATCTCGAAGTCCTCGTACTCCTTGTTAAAGCTCCGAGCGATGTAGTAGTCGTTTTCCTTCGTTTTGTCGGGGTGGCGGTGTAGCTTCTTGAGGTAGTGCGTCGGCGGGTAGCCGTCCTCCTGCCTCACGGCCACGGCAAAGACCTCACCGAAGGGCAGGAGCAGCGGGCGTCGGGGATTGAAGGGATAGGGCTTGAGGACGACGCGACAGCCAGCTGGATATCGTGGCGCCATCGAGTCTCCTCTAATAGGCACGACCATATTGCCGTCGACGTCGGGCAGTCCCCAATAAGTGTCCACGGTGCGCAGCTCCTCGGCCTCGCCAGTCGTGCCACCACGGAAGGCCTCGGCGAACTCGGGGATGAGCTTCACACCCTCCTGCGTCGCACGCTGATAGTCCTCCTCGTCGCCTACTTGTATGGCCTCCGTCCAGTAGACGCGGTCGTCCTTCCCCACCCATACGTCGGTGCGTCGTCCTATATCGGGGAGCGACGCTCCTGGATTGTCCTCTACGTGTGCGGGCGCGGGGTACGCGCGTATCATATCACCCTCCCCAGTACTGAGCCAGTCGAGCGACAACTCGGGCATAGCCTCCGAGAGAGATACTACATAACGTTTTACAAGGTCGTCGCCGAGAGGCTTAGATCCTGAGAGGTAATTCGAGAGATTGCCCCTGCTTTTCTCCCCGACGAGGCTCGCAAAGTGCGACTGATTGCGCACTTTCTGAGATTTTTTCAGCGCCTCATAAATCAGCGCAAGCCTTTGATTATTAGACATAAACCAGCCTTTTATCAAGTCCGAGCAAAACAAAACAACGTATTGCTATTTGCAAGTAGTGCATTTTGTATTACCTTTGCAGTGGGTACTAAAAAGTACCACGAACAAAGATACAAATAAGTACCGCAACTATATGGACGAAAGACTACTTACACCCTACCAGCGAGAGCGGCTCGAGCGCGACCAGCGCATCTACGCCGACTACAAGAAGCTGATGCAAGGAAAGGACGTGCGAAAGGTCGGCGTGTACAGCTACCTCTGCGATAAGTACGGCCTCCACTCAAAGAACACTATCCACACGATCCGCCGCCGTATGGAGGCACTCGAAAACGAACAGAAGCAATGAAAGCGAACGAACAGAAGGACAACAACAAGGTGACGGGGGCGAGAATAGCCGTAGAGGCTATCGTGGCGATAATAGGGCTGGCAGGCATCGTCCTGCTGGCTGGCGACGAAGCCCCGAACGCTGCCGTGCCTATGACGCTCGGCGAATGGCTCGCCATCAAGGCCGCAGGCGCTATCCTCGTCGGAGTAGCCGTATTAGCACACCGCGCAGCACACCGCGCAGGCATCATCTACTAACCACGCAACCACGACAACGCAATGGACAACCAAGCAATAGCCGAGCGCCTCGATCGCATCGAACGGCTCACGCTTATAAGCGCCAAGACGATCCTCGACGCCGACGAAGCGGCTACGTTTGCGAGCCTCAGCCTCGGGCGTATCTACCGCCTCACGAGCGAGAAGAAGATCCCACACTACAAGCGAGGCAACCGCCTCTACTTCCGCAAATCGGAGCTGGAGGAGTGGCTACTCGAGACGAAGGTCAAGACGAGCGAAGAGATCGCCTCCGAGGCCGACACCTACACGGCACGACGCCGCACAAATCGCATACAAGCATCACGCATATAAACCTCCTAAAACAAAAAAAGCAATGGCACAGACAAGCACGCTTAAGCTCTTCAACGAGACACTGAGCAACCCCCGTACGCAGAGCTACCTCGAGAGCATACTGGCGACGAAGAAGAACTCCTTCGTTAACAACATCTCCTCGCTCGTAGCGAACAACGCCACCTTGCAGGCCTGCGAGCCCCTTAGCGTCATCTACGCAGGGATCAAGGCGACGGCCTTAGACCTCCCCCTCGATCCTAATCTCGGGTTTGCGTACGTTATCCCGTACCAAAACCGAAAGACTGGGAAGACCGAGGCGCAGTTCCAGATCGGGACTAAAGGCTTTATCCAGCTGGCTATCCGAAGCGGACAATACCGAACAATCAACGTAACGGATATCAAGGAGGGAGAGCTCAAGGACTTCGACCTGTTGGCCGGAGAGATGCGCTTCGAGGCGAGCCAGAGCAGAGAGACTCTCCCCACGGTAGGATATGCCGCATTCATTCGCCTCACAAATGGCTTCGAAAAAACGGTCTACATGACCAAGGCGGAAGTCGAGGCGCACGCGTACGAGTATTCGCAGACGTACAAGGCGGATAAGGACAAGGGCTGGACATCGTCGCAGTGGTCGAAGCACTTCGACGCAATGGCTCGCAAGACAGTCCTCAAGAGACTACTCTCTGGTTTTGGTATCCTATCGGTAGAGATGCAGCAGGCCATAACCGCCGACCAAGCCGTATTTAACTCTCCCGACGGCGCACCACGCTACGCCGACAACGACGCACGTATCGAGGACGTCGTCGCCGAGGAAGTCCCAGCAGGCTCTCCGCAGGCGAAGGCCTCCGAGGCGATGGCCAGGGCAAAGGCGGCAGCCGCAGCATCCGCGGAGGTCGTAGACGCCGAAACGGGCGAACTCCTCCCCACCGACGAGCAGGGCGACGATACACTCCTATAATCACCAACCAAGCAACGACAGACAATGGACGCAACAACGACAACGATACAGCCACTGACCGAGAAGGATCTCGCCCTCGACGTGCGAGAGCTAACACTCGGCACACTCACGACGAATGCCCTGCAGCTACGCGACCACGTCGCCGAGACGCTCGAACGCTACACCCCCGAGAATTACTCCGAGGAGAATGTCGATCAGGCGAAGGCCGACCGCGCTATCCTAAACAAGGCGGCAAAGGAGCTTAACGATCGACGCATACAGCTCGAGCGCGACTGGAATGCCCCACTGCAAGAGTTTAAGAGCATCATCGGCGACACGGTCAAGATGATAGCCGATGGGAGCGCAAAGATCGACGCGGTGGTCAAGGGCGTAGAGAGTAAGGCGAAGACCGAGAAGCGCGCCGCTATCGAGGAGCTGTGGGAGAGGAAGGGTATCACCCTCCTCCCACTCTCGAAGCTGTGGGACGATAAGTGGCTCAACAAGACGAAGCGCCTGCCCGCCATCGAGAAGGAGATCGGCGAGAAGCTCCTCAAGATCGAGGCCGAGCTTGACACACTCGCAGCCGTCGACACCGAGGACGGCGACGTGCTACGTGCCTACTACCTCGACTGCCTCGACCTGCAGCGCACACTCGCCTACTCGGCGACGCTCAAGGCTAACCGCCAGCGACTGCAGGAGGAGCAAGCACGACGACAAGCCGAGGCCGAGGTGCAGGCTACACGCGAGGCGTACGTCGCACCGACGGCCGAGCCTACCACCACGACAGCGCACGAAGCCCCAGAGGTAGCCATCCCCGTAACCCTCGAGCGAACGATGGTAGTGCGTGGCACACGCGAGCAGCTGATCGCTCTTGCGGAGTTTATGAACGCCGAGGGGATATGGTTTAAGAAGGCATAAGACGAGCAATGAGTACAACAATTATACGACCAACCGACCGCGAGGAGTGGCTCAAGTATAGAGGCTCGGGCATCGGCTCGTCCGAGGTGGCGACGATAGTAGGGCTTAACCCCTTCGAGACGCCATACCAGCTATGGCGCAGGAAGAAGGGCATCGACGCACCGATAGAGGAGAACTTCGCGATGCGTGCAGGCCACATCCTCGAGCCTGCGGTGGCGAAGTTTTGGGAGGACGCGACGGGGCGCGAGGTAGACCTCTCCTCCGAGGGCGACTGGCTAATCGTCGACGACGCTAAGCCCTTCCTCCGCGTATCACCCGACCGCCTCTTTTGGCTCGACGACACGCACACCGCGACGGGCATACTCGAGTGTAAGACGACGCAGAAGGTGATCGACGCCGACGACCTACCGAAGCACTGGTTTTGCCAAGTCCAGTATCAGCTCGGCGTGGCTCGCATCAACCAAGGCAGTATCGGCTGGCTGACGCAGGGGCGCGAGTTTGGCTACCAAGACCTCCGCCTCGTCCCCGACTTCTTCGGCTGGCTGATCGAGGAGGTAGAGCGCTTTTGGCACGACAATATCCTCGGCGGCGTCGAGCCTGAGCAGACGAGCGTCAAGGACATGCTGCTCAAGTACGACCGCCACACTGACGGCAAAGTACTCGAGGTCGGTGCAGACGTCGCGCAGGCCTACAACGAGCTGAAGGATCTACGACGCGAGATTAGCGCACTCGAGGAGCGAAAGCTCCGATGCGAGGACACTATCAAGCTTGCCTTTGCCGACGCCGAGGCTATCAGCTACGGCGGGCAGACGATCGCCACGTTCAAGTCACCGAGACCCTCGGTGAAGTTCGACACGAAGGCCTTCAGTGCCGACTACCCCGACATATACGGCGAGTATACACGCGAAGTGCAGGGGGGGCGTCGCCTAACCCTCAGGTAGCGGAGCTATGATACCAATATCTAATAGCGACGCCAAGCAGATCGCTCGCATCCTGGACACCCTAATCGGATTAGCTCCTGGTGGTGGCAGTCGTGGCGCAAACTCGAGGCGAATGGCGAAGATAGTCGCCATAAAGCTACGCCGTAAACTGGAGGATAAATCACGTCCTGGGTGATTAATTTTTAATCACTATCTTTACCCCGTTGTTTGGCCATTGACACTTAGAGTATTGTGAAGTGGATAGAGCCTCGGACGGGACAAACGGGCAGAATACAAGCCCGCCAACCATCCGAGGCTCTTCTCAGTTACAGCACCTCGGCACAACGACAGACAACGACCACGAACAGATAGCAAACGACAGCACAATGGCACGACCAACACGTAAGACGGTGGACTACTTCCCTCACTTCTGCAAAAGCGGGCGCACGATCTTCATCCTCGAGAGCATCTACGGCAACGACGGCTACGCCTTTTGGTATAAGCTGCTCGAGACGCTCGGCGAGAGCGAGGGACACTGCTACGACTGCTCCACGACCTCGAACTGGGCGTTTCTAATTGCCCGCGCCCGAGTGTCAGACGAACGCGCTCGCGAGATCATCGCGACGCTCGTCGAACTGGGCAAAATTGACGCCGAATTATGGAACGAGCACAGCGTCATTTGGGTGTCTCGTTTCGTCGAAAACCTCACAGATTTATATCGCAAAAGGTCGACGGAAATACCCGATAAGCCGAGTTTCCGCGGAGAAAACCCCACCACTTGTGGAGTTTCCGCGGAGAAAACTACAGCAGAGTGGGAGTTTTCGGCGCAGTTATCCGCAAAGGAAAGTAAAGTAAAGGAGAGTAAAGAAAAGGAGAGAACTCTCCACGCACATGCGTGCGAGGAGGTCGTGGCGGCTTGGAACGAGATCCTGGGGGATCGCCTGCAGGTCGTCAAGAAGCTCACCGACGAGCGACGCAAAAAGATCCGACTGCGCCTCGGCGAACTCTCGAAGGACGCGGACGAGGCGGTGCGACAGATGCGCGCACTCTTCGAGCGCGTCGGGCAGTCCTCCTTCCTCCTCGGCGCTAACTCATCGGGCTGGGTGGCCTCCTTCGACTGGCTCCTCGGCTCCTCGGCGAACGTCGTGAAGGTGCTCGAAGGGAACTACGACAACAACCGCTCGGCGAAAGCAGCGCACACGACAGCGACCACGGCGCAGGGTGTGACACTCGGCGTTGACGAGCGTATCGATCCGACGACGGGACGACGCACCTACGGCTCGGGACTGGCGACGATCCCCACCGACGCACCCGCTCGCCCTTCGGCACGCCATCAGTGGGACGCCTCCTCGAAGGCGTGGATATTGATATAACCTAACGGCGGAGATCAACGATGAAGCAACGAATACCCGTTTTTGCCTACACAGTCGCCGCGTGTCAGCTTCAAACCATCGGAGCGGACGCTTATACCACCCGCACAAAAATCGACGCTTAGAGAGCGATTATGGAAATCAAGCATAAAGACTACGCCGAGTTCGGCATCGACATACCCTACGGCCGTCGGTCGGGGACAGTCAAGGCGATCTGCCCAAAGTGCCACGACCAGCGGAGTAACAAACGAGATAAAAGCCTCTCCGTAAACCTCGATAAGGGCGTATGGCACTGCCACTACTGCAACTGGTCGGGGACGAACGAGGTACGCGTCAAGGACGACTGGACGCAAAAAAGTATGACAAGAAAAGACGACTGGCAGCAGCGCTCCACGATACGAAAGCAGAAGAAGGTGTACAAGCTCCCAACGGCGCAGGCCTCCGAGGAGCAACGTCACCAAGTCGGCGCGAAGGCGCTCGCGTGGTTTGCCTCCCGAGGCATCAGCGAGCAGACACTCCGAGCGCTCAACGTGACCGAGGGTATGGAATGGATGCCTCAGACGAACAAGCCCGAGAACACCGTGCAGTTCAACTACTACCGCGGCGAGGAGCTGGTCAACGTCAAGTACCGCACTGGGCGGAAGGAGTTTAAGCTCGTATCGGGCGCAGAGCTTCTCCCCTACAACATCAACGCCATAGGAGGGACACCCGAGTGCGTCATCACCGAGGGCGAAATGGACGCCCTTAGCTTCGTCGAGTGCGGACGCCTCGACGTCGTCAGCGTCCCCAACGGCGCGAACGCTAACCTCGACTACCTCGACGACTACCTCGAGCAGTACTTCGACGATAAGGAGGTTATCTACATCGCGGTCGACACCGATACGAAGGGCGTCGTCCTTCGTGACGAGCTGATGCGTCGCTTCGGCGTCGAGCGCTGCCGCGTAGTCGAGTATGGCGAAGGGTGCAAGGACGCTAACGAGCATCTGATCAAATACGGCAAGGCCTCGCTCCTGCAGTGCCTCGCCGACGCCCCCGAGACGGCCATAGACGGGGTATTTACCGTTACCGACTTCGAGGGATCACTCGACGCGCTCTACGAACACGGCTGGCAGCAGGGGCAGACCATCGGACACCCGAACTTTGACGCCCTCTGCTCCTTCGAGACGAAGCGCCTTTGTGTTGTGTCGGGCATTCCTGGATCGGGCAAGTCCGAGTTCATAGACGAGATCGCCGAGCGCCTAAACGTACGCTACGGGTGGAAGTTCGCCTACTTCTCCCCCGAGAACGCCCCACTCGCCTACCACGCCTCGAAGCTGATAGAGAAATTCACGGGGCGACGCTTTTCTAAATCGAGCCTCCCGGGCGTCGAGTACAAGCGGGTGAAGGAGCATATCGAGAGCAACTACTTCTTCATCTCCCCGACCGACAGCTTCAAGGTCGACAACATCCTCGAGAAGGCTAAATCACTCGTACGACGAAAGGGCATCAAGGCCTTAGTGATAGACCCCTACAACCGCCTCGAGAGCGAGCAGGGAACACGCAGCGAAACGCAGTACATATCCGAGCTACTCGACAAGCTGACGAACTTCGCACAGCGTAACGACCTCCTCGTGATCCTTATGGCGCACCCCACGAAGCAGCCACGAAACAAGGACGGCATAATCGAAGCCCCCACCCTCTACGACATCAGCGGCTCGGCTAACTTCTTCAATAAGGCCGACTTCGGGATAGTAGTACACCGCAACCGCATCGCTAACAACGTCGAGGTACACGTCCAAAAGGTCAAGTTCCGACACATCGGCACGTGTGGCACGGCCTACTTCCACTACAACCTCATCAACGGCCGCTACGTCCCCTACGTGCAAGACGTCCTACCCGAGTGGGACAACGCCTCACACCTCGACATCATCGACAAGCGCAACGCCGACGAGGCAAAGGCCTCAACGGCTATACCCTTCGATCCCTCCGACGACGAGGACGACGATCCCCTCCTCCGCACCACGGGACTATCCGACTGGGAGACCGACGGCGACCGCCCGCCCCTTCCCTTCTAACTCGCTAATACAGAACGGGTACAGATAGAACATAATCACTTATCACTAATAATCAGCTAATTATGAGCGAAATTACACCTACCTCCAGCACCCCTCTTAACATCTCGGGCGTCGTCCTTAACATCCTCCCCCTGCAGACGGGGACGTCGAAGGCGGGCAACCAGTGGCAAAAGCAGGACTTCATCCTCGAGACGGGCGGGCAGTACCCCCGCAAGGTCTGTATCTGCCTCTTCGGCGATAACGTCGCTAAGTTCCCCCTGCAGGTCGGGCAGTCGGTGACGGTGTCGGTGGACATCGAGAGCAGAGAGTTTAACACACGATGGTACACCGACGTCCGCGCGTGGAACGTCGTCTACAACGACCAGCAGGGCGCACCAGCACCAGCACCCACGGCCACCGCACCGACAGCACAGCCCGCCCCAGCCACGGCAAAGACGCAGGCCAAGGGAGCAACGGCGCAAGCCCCAGCGGGCGCACCCGCAGCCGCCGACGACCTCCCCTTCTAACCGCGTCGCACGATGAAGGAGAAGAAAGCAAAGGCGGAGAAGTCCGAGAAGAAGCCCAACCCCCTCTATCGACCTTCGGCGCGACGAAAGGAGCGAGTAGCCGACGAGGTGATCCGATGGATCGTAGATAACGCCCTCGACGAGGACTGCAATACGACGATAGAGTGCCTTTGCGTCGAGGCGGTGCGTCACTTCTCCCTCACCTACACGGCTAAGAGCTTGCAGGCCTACCTGCGAACTGCGCCGTACTATCGGGAGAGTATAGAGGCAATAAAGGCTATACAGCTCAAGCTGCGACGCGAGCGGGCAAAGCAGTTCCATAACTCCGACGCTATCATCTTTTGGCCGACGTGGAAGCTCGTAGAGCGCGGCTACCTCGTCAAGGGATAACCACACCACCCAACACAAGCACCCTCCCCGCCGACGACGTGGGGAGGGGCTACTAACCACCACCACCACCCCACAGATAACGAAATGAATACACTCGATACACAGATAGGCGGTACTCACTACACAGATCTACCGCATCAGCCACTCGACCTCATCGCAGGCCTTGACCTCGACTTCTTTCAGGGAAACGTCGTCAAGTACTTAACGCGCTACAAGTTCAAGGGCGCGCCAGTGTCAGACCTCAAAAAGGCCGCCGACTACTGCCGTAAGGCGCACGCCTTCCTCTATTACCGACAACTCACCGACGACTACCGAACACGCGCCACCTACGGCGTCGAGGCACACTGCGAGGCTAACGGCCTACCCGACAAGGTCGCCGAGGCTATGCTGAAAGCCATCCTCTACCAGTGGCGCGAGGCGGCGAAGCTGATCGACGACCTCGTAGCCGAAAGCACCCTTGAGGCTATCGAGGAGGAGCGCAGGTGTAACAGCGTCGGCGTCGGAGACTTCTACACAGCGGCCGACGGAGACATCGCCCTCGGTGCGCCGTGGTGCATCGGAGGGCAGTACCGCATCCACGACGAGGGCGGGCAGTACGCCGTCCTTCACGTCGATAACGGAGATAAAATACTCAAGGGACGCTACCCGACGATCGACGAGGCTAAGGAGGGCGTGATCTACCACCGCGAAGCACGCCTCGCCCTTATCGTCCGACTACTCACCGACGAACTCGAACGCTCACGAGCGAGCCACCCTATCAAGTAGCCGAGCAATGGCAAAGACCAAAACCAAAGCAAAAGCAAAGGCCTACGACATCGCCACGAGTGACCTCTTCACGGCGCTCTGTCGGAGCGACCTCCGCGTCGCCTGCGTCCGTGAGCTGCGCTTCCACCCAGTGCGTCGCTGGCGCTTCGACTACGCCATACCCGAGCATAAGGTGGCTATCGAGGTGGAGGGTGGCGTGTGGACGCAGGGGCGGCACACCCGCCCCCGAGGCTTCCTCGGCGACATGGAGAAGTACAACACCGCCACCGCCCTCGGCTGGCGCATCCTCCGCGTAACGCCCGACACGCTCACAACGGGCGCAACGCTCGACCTCGTACGTCGCACTATCGAGAGCGCGCGCCCTTTTTCGCACCCCGATAGTGATTAAAAAATAATCACTTTATGGTAAATTTGCAGTATGGCAGATACTACACAACAGACACCGACGCCCGAGGTCGTCAAGCTCTCGCAGGTGCAGGCCAACTCGGCCAACCCCCGCTCTATCTCGGGGGCGCAGTTCCAGCGTCTCGTCGATAGCCTCCTCGTCCTCCCTAAGATGCTCGAGCTTCGCCCTATCGTCGTCGACGCTACGATGACCGCCCTCGGCGGCAATATGCGTTATCGTGCGCTCTGCGCCATCGCCGATATGAGCTACGACGCTATCGGCAACCGCCTCGCGCAGCTCCCCGACTTCGTCAAGAAGCCGAAGCCCGAGCAAGAGGCGCTCCTCAATCGCTGGCTCACGTGGCGCGACGCCCCTACGGCTGTCGTCCTCCGAGCCGACAAGCTCACCGACGCCGAGGCGCGCGAGTTTGTCATCAAGGACAACGTCGGCTTCGGCGAATGGAACTACGACGCCCTCGCCAACGAGTGGGACGAGGCGGAGTTAAAGGACTGGGGGCTGGACGTGTGGCAGCCCGACGCCGAGGGCTTAGACGAAGGCGACGAGGACGCCGACGACGACACGAGCGACAACGACGCTCCCGCGCCCTCGCTCGTCGACCGATTTATCGTTCCTCCGTTCTCTATACTCGACACACGAAAGGGCTACTGGCAGAAGCGCAAGAAGGCGTGGCGCGAGCTTATCGGCAACACTGGGGAGACGCGCGGAGATATGCATATCGCTCAGATCGAGATGAAATACCCGAACATATACTACAACTCGAAGGAGAAGCGAAAGGAACTGGGCATAACCTTCCGCGAATACCTCGATAAGTACGTCTCGGAGGAGGAGAAGCGCGAGGATAGCAAGGTATTGACCTCGGGTGTCTCGCTATTCGACCCCGTCCTCGCCGAGGTGCTGTGTAAGTGGTTCACTCCCTCCGAGGGGAGTAGGATCTTCGACCCCTTCGCGGGTGACACACAGAAGGGGCTTGTCTTCGCTTCGTGCGGGCATACGTTCCGAGGCGTAGAGCTACGGCGGGAGCAGGTGGACGTAAACGAGCGAGTGATCGCTGGGCGAGGCCTCGATATAGCCTACATCTGTGACGACGGGCGTAACGTCGCGAAGCACGTAGAGGCTGAGAGCCAAGACCTCCTATTCTCCTGCCCACCCTACTACGACGTCGAGGTGTATAGCGACTTGCCGAACGACGCCAGCAATCAAGGCACTTACGAGGAGTTCATTCAGATCCTCCGCGACGCCTTTCACAGCGCTATCGGTTGCCTCAAAAACGACCGCTTCGCCGTGGTCGTCGTGGGTGACGTCCGAGATAAGCGCACGGGCTGTTACTACGACTTCGTCGGTGACGTGAAGCGCATATTCAAAGAAGCGGGTATGCCTCTGTACAACGAGGTGGTACTTATCGAGAGCGGTGCGAGTACGGCGCTACGCGTGACTAACTGCATGAAGACGCGAAAGATGGTCAAGTGCCATCAGAACGTCCTCGTCTTCTACAAGGGTGATCCGCGAAAGATCAAGAGCCACTTCCCAGCTATCGAGTACACGAGCGAGGAGGAGGCAGATATGGAGGCTACTCTCGAGGCGGACACTAACGACTAACCAAAACGACAAAACAGACTATGGGAAAAGCTCAACAAGCAGGTAACGAAAAGGCAAAGCGCAAGCGAGAGGGGCGGCTCGTGATAGTCGCCGAGCTGTACAAGAAGGGCTACTCGTGCAGGCAGATCAGCGAGGAGGTGATGAAGCGCCTCGACATCACGAGCTACTCGACGAGCGTCGTACATCGTGATATTCAGGTGCTGCTCAAGGAGTGGCGCTCGGGGCGGCTCGAGGATATGGACGACGCTATACAGCTCGAGCTCGAACGTATCGACGACACGGTGCGCGAGCTATGGGGGCAGTGGAAGCGATCGAAGGAGGCGCAGATCGAGGTGTACAAGAGTAAGCGCGGGAGACCTGCGGGCGGTGGCACTAACGGCTCGGGCGGTGGCCTGCAGACCGTCGAGGCGACCGAAACGGAGAAGACCAAGGCAGGCCTCGGCGACGTGTCGTATATCGCCGAGATCCGCAAGCAGCTAATGGAGCGCCGTAAGCTCCTCGGTCTCTATGCACCCGAGAAGAAGGACATCAGCGGGGGCGTATCGTTTGCGTCGTTCCTTATCGAAAGCGGGCAGATCGACCTCGACGCGCCCACGGACGACGACAACGACGAGTAGAACTTAAAATGGGTAATGAAAAAGAGATATACTAAGGCGCCCCTGCCATTCCAGGGGCAGAAGCGTAGATGGGTGACCGAGCTGGAAGAGCTGGCGAAGTATCTGCCGAGCGGCTCGGTCGTAGTCGACTTGTTCGGAGGCAGCGGACTATGTGCTCACGTGGTAAAGAGCGTGCGACCAGACCTCCGCGTTATTTGGAACGACTACGACGACTACCAGTCGCGCCTAAACCAAATAGGAGATATAAATGCAGTTGCAGACGAACTCCGCGACGTCTTAGCTCGCTTCACTCGCAACGAGAAGATACCAGCAGGCACCGACGAGCATAAAAGAGTGCTCGAAATTTTGCGCGGTGCAAAAGCAAAAGGCCTCGATATGGGGACAATCGTTGGCTGGGTGACGTTCTCGGCAAACAACAAGACCGACGTGAGCGAAAGCTCGGCACTTTACAACAACCTCAGAACAGATAGGTACAGCGCCGAGGGTTATTTATTCGGCGTGGAGCGCGTGTCTGGCTCGTTTGAGGAGGTGCTGCGCGGACTGCCAAGCGAAGCTGTACTAATCGTCGACCCTCCGTACTTATCGACCGATGCGAGTAGGTATGGGCAGCGTGGCGAAGGCGTATACTGGGGGCTCGTCGAACACCTCCGCCTCCTCTCGAAGGTCGGACAGCATAGATACATATACTTCCACAGCTCTAAGAGTGAGGTAGCCGCCCTCGACGCCGAACTGTCGGCGCATTTCGGTGTGTACTACCTCGGAGAGCATAGGACTATCGGGAAGGATGTGACGACGGGGAGCAATACGCATGGGTATACAGACTATCTCACGACAAATATAGGCGTATCGCTGGGCGAGTAGGCAATGGCGAAGAAGACACGAACGACGAACAAGGAGGGACGACTGCGACAGCAGGGCGTCGACCTCGTCGCGTCGTGGCGGGCAGACTGGTGTAAGTTCGCGAAGGAGGCGCTCGGCGTCAATCTCGACGAGGAGCAGCAGGCGATCCTCCGCTCCGTGCAACATAACCCCCGTACGTCGGTCGCCTCGGGTACGGCGCGCGGTAAGGACTTCGTCGCCGCCTGCGCCGCCGTGTGCTTCCTCTACCTCACGCCACGCTGGAACGCCGAAGGGGAAATGGTCGAGAATACGAAGGTCGCACTCACGGCGCCGACCGACCGACAGGTAAAGAACATTATGATGCCCGAAGTGGCGCGCCTCTTCAACCGCGCGCGACGTCGTGGCGTCGATCTCCCAGGACGTCTCAACGCCTACGACATACGCACGAGTAACGACGAGTGGTTCTTGACGGGCTTCAAGGCCGACGAACACAACCACGAGGCGTGGTCGGGCTTCCACGCCGTCCACACTATGTTTATCATCACCGAGGCGTCGGGTATCGGGGAGGACACGTTCGCTGCTATTGAGGGGAACCTGCAGGGAGACTCCCGCATCCTCCTCGTCTTCAATCCCAATACGACCACGGGCTACGCCGCCCGAAGTCACAAGGGCGACCGATGGGCGAAGTTCCGCCTCAATAGCCTAACCGCCCCGAACGTGCGCGAGAAGCGCGTCGTGATCCCTGGGCAGGTAGACTACGCGTGGGTGGTCGATAAGCTCCGCGAGTGGTGTACACCGATCGACGAACGCGACCGCGCCGAGGAGCAGGACGACTTCGAGTTCGAGGGGCAGTGGTATCGCCCCGAGGATCTATTTCGCAAGAAGGTACTCGGGTGCTTCCCGAAGGTCGGCGACGACGTCCTCATCCCCCAGCAGTGGATCGACCTCGCCGTCGAGCGCTGGCGACGGGCAGGTGGGCAAGAGCCACCCGCATACGAGCAGCGCATCCTCGGCGTCGACGTCGCGGGTATGGGTAGAGATAGCAGCTGCTTCTGCGAACGAAAAGGTAACTACGTCTTCCCCCTCGACTGCCGCAACTCGGGCGGACGTGCCGACCATATGGCCGTCGCTGGCGAGGTACACGCACGCCGACGCCGTGAGCCTAACCTCATCGTGAGTATCGACACTATCGGCGAGGGAGCGGGCGTGTATAGCCGTCTCGAGGAGCTGGGCGGAGATAGCCGCCTACTGATCAGCTGTAAGTATAGCGCAGGTGCGAAGATCCGCGACCGCGACCTCACAGACGTGACGGGGCAGTATCGCTTCGCCAATCTCCGCGCATACCTCTTTTGGGCGGTGCGCGACTGGCTCAACCCCAAGAACGACACGGGTGCGATGCTCCCGCCCGACGATCAGCTGGCCGAGGAGATGTCCGAGGTGCGCTGGTCGTTCCGCTCCGACGGGCGCGTCCTCATAGAGAAGAAGGACGAGATAAAGAAGCGCCTCGGGCGCTCCCCCGACCGCTTCGACGCCCTCGCTAATACGTTCTATCCGATGCACGCCGTCACGGGTGGCCGTATCGACCTCTCCCGACTAAGCGCGCTTGTATAGCGTGCCACCAACATAACGACACTAACGACTAACCAAAACAAGAGAGAGAAAGATGTCACATATTAACGACCTCCTCAACGACGCCTCCGTGTCCGTAGAGGACAAGCTCACGGCACTAAAGCAGAAGGCCGTCGAGGTGCCAGCGTGGGCGGGGAAGAAGAACCTCGAGGGGCAGTACGACCCGAAGTACCACCCAGTGATGGACAAGACGCAGTACCCCGACGTAGTGAGTAAGGGTGGTATCGAGAAGGTTACGCGCGTGGCGCTCGACCTCCAGCGACTCGCCGTTAAGCGTATGACGGAGCTATGCGTCGGCATCCCCGTCAAGCGTATCTACAAGCCCGCCGACGAACGACAGAAGGAGGTAGCGCAGTACATCGAGGCGATCCTACTACGTAACCGCGTCGACACCCTGAATATCGAGCGCCTTAATATGCTTTTTGCAGGCTGCGAGGTGCTGACGCTATGGTACGCCACCGAAGCGCCTAACAACGTGTACGGCTTCGATAGCCGCCTAAAATTTCGCTGCCGCAACTTCTCTCCGATGCTCGGCGATGCGCTGTACCCGCTCTTCGACGAGTTCGGCGACCTCGTGGCGCTCTCAGTGGGCTACGCCCGAAAGGTGGGCAAGGCGAAGATTAACTACTTCGACACCTACACCGACGGCCTGCACGTACGATACAGCGACGGCGGAGAGGGTAAGTGGACGGAGGTAGAGCGCGAGGCTACCACCCTCGGCAAGATCCCCGCCGTGTATATGTACCGCCCTACGCCTATTTGGGAGAACACGTCGGAGACCGTATACGAGATCGAAATGGCGCTATCACGCAACGGCAACTACCTCCGCAAGAACTCAAAGCCGCTGTTTATCGTGATGGCCGACGAGGTCATATCCTACGGCGACGAGCAGAGCCAAGATAAGGAGTTCCGCTCGGTGATGCAGTACCCAGCGGGAGCGCGCGCCGAGTACGTGACGTGGGAGCAGGCGGTGGAAAACCTCAAGTTCTTTGTCGACAACCTCCGCTCGCTGTTCTTCACCCAGTTACAGCTCCCCGACTGGTCGTACGAGAAGATGAGCCAGCAGGCACTCTCGGGCGAAAGCCGTAAGCAGCTGTTCATCGACGCGCAGATGAAGGTCACCGACGAGAGCGGCCGCCTGCTCGAGTTCTTCGACCGCGAGCTGAACGTAGTAAAGGCGTTCCTCAAGAGCGCCCTGCCGACGTACGCCGACGCTATCGACGCGCTCATCGTCGAGACGAAGATAACGCCCTTCTCTATCGGTGACCAGCAGGAGCAGATCAATATGCTAATCACGGCGAGCGGTGGCCTCCCCATTATGTCGCAGCGCGAAGCGATCGAGGCGCTCGGTCACTCGGAGGACGTCGATCAGACGCTGCGCGAGATAGCCGAGCAGTCGCAGGGGGACGTGTTTAACCCCTTAGAGGGCGCTATCGGTGGCGAAGCGTAACAACACCCCAGCCACGAGGAGAAAGGCCGTCACGGACGACGGGGAAGGCTCACGCTGGCAGTGCCGAGACTGCGCACTCATCCACGATCTCGCCTACCCGTCGGCCGTCGACGGACGCCCTACCCTCGGACGATGCAAACACAATAAGCACGGCGGGCGCTTCCTCGACCTTCTCTCGAGGGAGGCCTGCCAGCACTTCCAGCAACGCAAGGACTAACGACAGACAATGGCAAAGAAGCTCATCACACCGCGCCGACGCCGACGCACGGCAGGCCTCGACTACGAAGCCCTGCACCGCCTGCACCTCGAGGCCTACTCCCGTATGATCGCAGGGGCGTACGATAAAGCCATATACGAGGCCGTCGCCGTCGCCGTCACAATCCACGGCGTCAAGACACCCGAGGGGGAGATCTTCACCTTTGATAAGCACCCCGCGGCGAAGAAGCGCATCGAGAGCGTTATGGCAGGCTTGCAGAAGCGTATGCGGGGTATCATCGAGCAGGGCGTGCGCGCCGAGTGGACGCTGGCCAATAACAAGACCGACGCCCTCGTTAAACGTGTCTATGGCAAGAGCCTCGAGACGATGCCCGAGGGGAGAAAGCGCCTACTCCTAAGCAACAACGAGGACGCCCGCGAGGCGTTCGTGAAGCGCAAGGAGCAGGGGCTGGGTTTGAGTGACAAGGTATGGCGATACACCGACCAGTTTAAGAGCGAGATCGAGCTGGGGCTTGACGTCGGCATTCGTGCGGGCAAGTCCGCCGACGAACTCTCCCGCTCCCTGCGTGGCTTCCTACGCGAGCCTAACAAGCTCTTCCGCCGCGTTCGCGACGAACACGGGCAGCTGCAACTATCGGCACGTGCGAAGGCCTACCACCCAGGGCAGGGCGTGTACAGATCGAGCTACAAGAACGCCCTCCGCCTCGCCGCCACGGAGACGAATATCGCATACCGCACGGCCGACCACGAACGACAGCAGGCGCTCGACTTCGTCGTCGGCGTCGAGGTGCATCTGTCGGGCAACCACACGCTCAACGGCAAGCCCTTCCGTTGTATGTGCGACGACCTCGTCGGTAAGTACCCGAAGGACTTTAAGTTTACGGGCTGGCACCCCAACTGCCGATGCTACACAACGCCGATCCTGAAGACGCCCGAGGAAATGGCCGCCGATACGCAGCGGCTACTCCGAGGTGAGCCGACCGACGGGCGGAGCGTTAACGCCGTGGGCGACGTTCCCGAGGGCTTCAAGACGTGGCTCGCCGAGAACAAGGGGCGTATCGACGGCGGGGCATCCCTCCCCTATTTCATCCGCGACAACAAGGACTACACAACGTAACGACCACCACACACATACGACGAGGGGCGAGCGCTGCACACACTGCAACGTCCGCCCCTCGGCTTATTCGGTGGTATGGTAGTTAGGCTCTCGCCCGCTGTGGCTTTCGGTAGATCTGAAAGCGGCGCACCGCGCATCGACGCCCCTCGTACTTTCGCCCCTCTCTCACGCCAGCCCTGTAAAGTGCCTGCACCGAGCAGCCCACCTCCGACGGTGTGAAGTGGTCGAAGATAGCGGCCAGCGAGAAGAAGTAGTGCGAGCGTTCCGTGTGTCCGTCTGGGGGATCGTGGAAGCGCACCTCATAGGCGTAGTAGGCACTCTTATTCATCGCTTCCGTCGATCATTATATGGTAAGCGTCGCGCGTGAGATCGACGTCGTAGAGTGCGTCGTGGAGCTTGTCCTCCGAGACCACCACGCCGAGCTGCGCGGCCACGGTCGAGAGCTTGAAATTAGGCATCAGCGGACGCTCGGCGAGTAGGTACTGCGACGCAAGCACCATCACGTCGACGGAGTTCGACCAAAACCACGAGCCGAAGTAGTTATCCCCATTTTGGAGGAAGAAGCCCCGCAGGAACTGATTATCAAACGAGGCGTTATTGTAGCCAACGAGGAAGAACTTATCGGCCTTGTTGTACTTACTCACGTATCGCGAGAGAAGGGCTACCAGCTTGCAGTACACGTCCTCCATCGGCGGGTAGGCGTCTATCTCCTCGCGGGTGACGCCACCGACGGCGAGCGCCTCATCGAGGATCTCGGCCTTCGGGTTGGGGCGCACTTTGAAGTCGAAACGCTCCTGCTCGACGCCGTCGATCTCGACGATGCCGCTAATTTGGTGGATGCCGTGGCGTGCGGGGGTTGTCCCCGTCGTCTCGAGGTCGAAAAATAATAGCTTCATATCGGTAGTATTTGTTAGTCTTTAATGCCGAGCATTCGGCAGATGAGGTCGAGGCGGTGGGCTTCGGCCGTGGCCTTTATCTCCTCGAGTGTCGGGAAGTTGTCTACCTTACGCAGAACGCACTCGCCACCCTCCCAGCGGTCAGCCATCGCCATAAGGTAGAGGCTCACCCGTTTAAGTTCGAGGCACTCATACTCATAGAAGATGCGGTACTCGACGTCCATATCTCCCCGCTTTATCTTGGCCTTGAGGTACTCAAACCCGAAGCGCCCGTCCGCCTCGCGCGTCCACACCAGCGGGTTCTTCGCCAGCTGTTGCCTTACTTCTTCTCGTGTCATAGTCGTTATCCTTTAATACCGAGCAGTCGGCAAGCGAAGTCGATGCGCTGGCCTTCGGCTATGGTTTTGAGCAACTCTTCGCCACCTTCCACACCGAGGAACTCGCCAACGAAGCGACCACCGCCATTAGCTGCTTTTAGATACACGTCATCTTCGATTAAGCGGAAGGTTATACAGACATCCCTATCAAGAGCGCATACCTTAGCGGTAAGTATTCCCTCGATATCTTCCTCCCACTCCAGCGGGCATTTCGCCAGCTGGGCTTTTACTTCTTCGCGTGTCATAGTTCGTTGTGTTGTTAGAGTGCGCACCACCGTCCTAGTCGCGTGAAGGTCTCGCGTGCGGTAACCGCCAGCAGGGCGCACTCGTGGTTAGTTGCGTTGGTTGCATTCGCTCCTCAGCTTGTCGAGGGCTTCTATCGCCTCCCCCCACTCTCCACCGAAGACGTAGGTAATGACGCTCTGTGCGGTGTCGCTTAGTGGCACTTCCTTCGCTTCCTCACGTAGCTCTCTGAGTAGCTCGGTATAGTCCTTCTGTTCGGGTACAAAGCAGAGATCTGAGGTTGCACGACAGCTCTCTATCGCTGTCTCTATTCGGTCAGGGTCTCCCGTGTTCAAGAAGTTCACCGTGTCCGATAGCACTAATCCTCGGAAGTAGTCGATACGATAGGTGACAAGGAGGTTGAGGCACCACGCTGTCAGTTTCCCTTTTTGTTCTTGGGTCATAGCTATATGTGTTAGTTGTCTTGCTTCTGTTGCTCCTTCCTCAGTTGGTGGAGCTGGGTGCGGAGGATGTGTATCTCGGCCGTGAACTTCTTGCGTTGTTCGCGCTTCTCCTTCTTCACCTGCTCAAGTTGCTGTTGGAGGTAGCGGTTGGTATTGCTCATACTCTCCCGCAGGGCGTCCTTTGAATCTTGGGCTACGTCCACATCACACTCTAAAGCCACACAGCGGAAATAGAGGAACACGCACAACACGACTGAGACAACGTAGACCACTAAGAGGGTGGTGAATGCTCCGATCGTCATAGTCATAGCTGTACATTCTTGATTAGTAGCTCCTCTGTGATCTCAAGAGCGGTAGGCTCAGCGTCTCGGTGCTTTGCCACTCGGAAGCGGGTAACCTTGTCCCCCGTCCAGCCCGTCAGCTCTCGGTAGACGTAGTAGCCTTTCTTCAAGAATGGCAGGAGAAGGGCGTGCGCCTCTCCGTGGGTGAGGTGATAGCCTTCCTTCGTTACAGCTACAGTGCACTCACCACTATCGGCAAGGCTACCTACAATATCTGCTCGTAGCCTCTCCACAAGCCAAGTGCGTATGTGCCACTCCTTGTCATTCTCGGGTATATCGGTGGGCGGCTCGTCCTCCGCTTCGGGCGCGGTGATTGCCTTTGGCTCACGCTCCCTGCGTTCGTTCCACAGAGCGAGCGTCGCCGCTATTGACCATATGAGTAGCCCACCGCAAGCGATGATGAGCAGGTCGATTATGTTGTCTGTTGTCATTGTTCGTCGAGTTCAAAGAGGCTACACACCTCGGTTACGAGAAATTTGCGAGCCTCCTGCATTGCGCTGTCGAGCGTACTATGGCACACCTTGTATCCCTCGATGAGTGTTTCGTCTCGAAATATCATCAGTTGCGAAAATTCTGGTGCACCAAAAGCTGGGGAGATTTCAATCTCGAGGCTTTTCCCGCCAACCCCCAAAGAAGCCACGTACATACTGCACTCGTGTTTGTACGCCCACTCTATAGGCTTGAGGCTCTTTGCTATGTCGTTCCGTGTCATATCTTCTTAGTATTTCTTGCCGTGCAGAGCTGGGCGTGTAGCGTTGTACTTGAGCTTGAGTTCGATGTGCGTCATCAGGTCGATGCCGAGGCGGTCGCAGAGCAACTCGAGTGACTTTATGGCGTAGAGAATGGCGTAGCGGTGAGCGTACTTACCACAAAGGCAGCACACCTCCTGAAGGATAGGCCAAAGTGCGTCAGCAAGTGTCATTTCCCCTGCGATGTGGAATACAGATACGCCCAAGTCGGTAACTACCTCCGCCTCCGAAAGCGCACGATCTTTGAGCATCCACCCCAGCAGGTCAAGCAGGCGTATCACTGCGTCGGCTATCTCGTCGCCCACGGTGTCCTTGATCATCCGCAGGAACGCTTGTGTGTACGCTGCGCCCTCAAGACCTCGAAGCTCCTCTATCTGCTCGGGCGTGAGCTTGATCCACTTGCCTAAGCGGTCAGCCTCGACAGCTTCGCAAAGCTCCGAGGCAACCAGCATCAGATAATGCCCGACGGAGCGTGGCTCATCCCAAAAGCCTTTAGCCACTGCCCAATCGTGGCAGTCCTTGGCGTAGCGGTTGAGCGTGTCTGCGTTGTAAAGTCTGTTCATAGTCGTTGCTATTTGATTTTGTATGCGTAGTAGGTGGCCTTGCTGAGGTTCGTAACGCCTGCCAGTGGAAGCGCATCGGAAAGCCTTTTGCCACCAGGTCTAACAAACCCTTCAACAGGGGTGATGAGGTAAACTGACGTGGACGCCTCGTCATAATCGGATGCGTACACAATCTGCTCCACACCAGCACCGATGCCCTCAGCGTATGACACCCTGTCTTTTGCGGAGAGCCTTTTCACTACAAGCTTGTCGCCTCCCCTAAGCTTTGGCTTTCCTTTGTACATCTTGCAAAACGCCATCACAACCATCTGTCTAAGCCCAAGTCTCGTGTATACAGGGAAGGTGCTTGACGACTTTCTCGAACAAACCTCATCGAGACTATTAAGGTCGGCAAGAATGCCGTACAAAATGCCACCGCCTGCAGTAGAGAGAAGGCTTGGCGTCATCTCTGAAAGACTATAAAGCATAATATGTATTTGGTTGTGGCATAGCGATCTGCACAAGCCCCTCGTGTCCGCTCAGCGTGATGTGGTAGTACCCGCCGTCCTCGGGGAACGTACCCTCCCACTCGGGGATAGGCTGCGCGCACTCGACCTGCTCGAGGTGTACGAGCTTGGCGATAATGAAGGCGTGCGTCAGTGGGGAGAGGTAGTACTTTACGCCCGTCCAGCTCTCGAGGAGGATAGGACGCTGCCCAGCGTCAATGGCGCGAAGTACGGCGGTAATGGCGTCGATGCGTTCCATTCGTTGTCGTTGCTTTTGAATTACTATTTCGTTCGATCTTGATTTAACCGATTGGTTAAACCTTCACTGCAAATGTAGTATAATATTTTGATTATACAAATACATCTGCGCGTTATTTACTTAAATAGTGCGCATAGACACGCGTCTAATACGCATAGATAAACACACATTTCGCACAATACAAACGACTTAGGGGCGTAGACATTCCCGAAAAGAGTACATTTGTGCAAGTAAACCATTTGGTTTAATTTTTAATCATCCAACGTATGAAAGAGCAAATTCTCGAGGCACTCCGCGCCAAGTTCCCAGGACGCAGTGCCGTGATCTTGGGCAGGATAGCCGACAAGCTGGCGAAGACTGCCACGACGCCCGAGCTGGTAACGACCGCCGTCGAGGGAGTTACACCCGAGCTCATCGAGGTTATCGAGAGCTACGGCGATAGCCGCGCCACCGAGGCGTCGACAACCGCGGTGACGAACTACGAAGCAAAATACGGGCTTCGTGAGGGCAAGCCTACCACCCCGCCTGCGCCTACGGGCGAGGGCAACGACAACGCACCCAAGGGACAAGCGGACGAGAACGTACCCGCCTGGGCAGTCTCACTCACCGAGCGAGTAACGGCGCTTCAGAATGAGCTGAACAGACGCGACGCAGAACGGACGACAACGGGGCGACGACAAGCACTCGAGGCGATCTACGGCCACCTCCCCGAGCCACTGCGAAAGGGCTACGAGCGCATCCCGCTCGACACGCTCTCCGACGACGAGTTTACGAAGCTCTCGGCGGACGTGACGGCAGAGGTCGGGGAGATCGGGCAGGCATTCGCCGCCAAGGGTGCAGTCTTCTCAACGCCCTCAGCCCACCATGGCGGGGCAGGCGCACAGAAAGAGCTGACGAAGGAGCAGATCGAAGCGATCAATCACCGAGGCGGGAAGCCCGCCGACGGGGAGCAGCCCTTCTAACGTGTGCAGTATTAGAATTCCAACCATTAACCAAAACAGAACGAAACTATGTCAATGACCGTAAAGAGACGCCGCGACGATAACTTACCTCACGTCGTCGTGCATAAGGTAGCGGACATTCGCGGCGGTGTGTCGGTAGATACTAAGGAGCTGGGCGGCGACATCCTCCTCGAGGGTACTCCCCTCAGCGCTCCCGTGAATGGCGTCTGCCACGCCGTCAAGATCGCCCGTGTCGTGGGTGACGTCGGTGCTACGGAGACGTCCGTCAAGATCGCGAAGGGTCACAACTTCCGCGTCGGCGACGTCGTGATGGTCGACGAGGCCAAGGTCGCAACGAAGATCTCCAAGATAGACTCCGAGGCAAAGGACTACGACACGATCACGATTAAGGCAGCCCTCGGCGAGCTGAAGACGGGCGCTATCCTCGTCGAAGCAAAGGAAGAGAGCGAGAGCGCCTCGGCTCTGAAGTACCAGCCCGTCGCCATCGCAGGTCAGAATGTGGTGATCGAGCCGAAGAGTAACCTCACCGTCGACGCGTGGGTGTTCGCCGTGACCACTGGGCACGCCCTCCCCTCGTGCATCCGTAAGAGCCTTACGGGCGTCGTGAACTACTAACCAAAACAACCGAATAGCAATGGTAAAAGGAACTATGATCGAAGGCCTCGACGCGCAGATCGTCCAGGCACGCGTGAACGGCATCGACGCTAAGCCCTTCCTCTTTGGTACGCACTTCCCGATCAAGAAGGTAAACGGCTTCTCGTGGAAGACGCTCACCAATCAGGCAGCTAAGCTCAACGTCGCCGCCGACATCCACGCCGACGGCTCTACCACGCTCCGCAAATCACGCCCCAACTTCGAGAGCGCACGCGGGGATATCCCCTTTATCTCGATTAGCCGCGAGCTCGGCCGCTCCGAGATCAAGGACTATCAGGTAGCGCTCGCAATGGCGCAGGACGCCGACGCGACGAAGCTCGTGCAGTACTGGGGCGAGGACGTAGACTTCTGCTTCAACGGCGTGCAGAGCGAACTCGAGTACATCGCGTGGGCACTGGCATCCAACGCTGGTAAGCTCTCCTTCACAACGACGAACAACGCGACGTTCGCCAACCAGTACGACCTCGACTACGACGTCTACGACTTCCAGAAGCAGAAGACCTCGAGCGACTGGGGCAACGCCTCCTCCGCCGACGTCCTCGGCGACCTGCGTAAGTTCGTCAAGCTGGCGAAGGAGAAGGGGCTGAACCCCAAGTTCGTGTTTATGAACCTCGACGAGCTGTACAAGATCTGCACCACCGATCAGATCATCAAGGCCTGCTCGAGCTTCATCGCCAACGCCGTAGGCTCGGCGCAGACGCCCGACCTCTCCGCCGTCAATCAGATGCTCGCCCGTCAGGCTTGGCTCAACGGCCTGCAGATCCGCGTCATCGACCAGACGATCACGCGCGAGTTCGCCGACGGCAATAGCGTTGCAGGCAATCCCTTCGCCGACGCTCGCATTATCCTCTCCGAGAAGGAGGTACTCGGCTCGACGCAGTACGACCTCCTGCAGGAGAATGTGACCGAGGGCGTCATCCGCGTAGAGCGCGGCCACACCGTGGTAAAGAAGTACGGGACGATCGAGCCACTGACCGAGGTAACGATCGGGCAGGCCGACGCTATCCCAGTACTCGACACGGCCTACCGCAATATCTACGTCCGCACCGACGCGAAGAAATGGTAGCCTAACCGACGTCGTATGGTAACAATCGCCGAAGCACTGCGCGGCCTCAACGCCTATCCTATCCCCGAGCGCACGCTCGTAGGGGTAGCGACGGCGCGCGGGCTTTTGCTCGACGACGACGCCACACGAGAGGTACTGCGCAGTAGAGCTTATCGCCTTACGTGCGCAGACCTCCTCGTATGGCTCTCACAAGCGCCATTCGTATCGCAGGGCGGGCAGAGTTATACGTTCTCGAGCGAGCAGCGCACGACTATGCGCGCTCAGGCGTCTTCGATTTACAAAGATCTCGGAGAGGTAGATGCGCTCAATGTGAGACCATCGTACGGCTACAAAGGGAGTAACCTATGATCATCGACAACGGAGTACTGTACACGCGGGCGGCCGTAGAGGCTACGCCATCGCTCGATCCTAAGACGGGCTACCCACGCCGCGCCGAGGAGGAGTGCTGGCGCAACCCTATACGCTGCCAGTTCCGCGCACGAGATTATAGCAATCTCACGCGCGTGCAGGGAGAGGCGGTGCGCCTCGCCAAGTACGAGATACTTATCGAGGAGCAGCCCTTCACGGCAGGGGCGGTGCGCCTTGAGGACGTGTTCGGCGGCGTCGTGTGTGAGGCCTCCGTTATCGAGATCGAGCCGTTGCAGGCCGTCGGGCAGATCCGCATCCTCATCTAACGGGCTATGGCGATTAAGAGACTGACACGGACGGACGCCGCCGAAAAGTACGTCGGCGAGCAGCTCGAGCGTATGCAGCGGGCTATCGTCTACAACCTCCAGTACATCGGTGAGCAGTGCGTCGCGCACGCACGTAGCCTCCCCTCTCCTCCTGCCGAAGCGGGAGGATCGCCCCACCAGCCTAACTATATCGACCGCACGGGCAACCTCCGCTCATCGATCGGCTACGTCGTCGCCGTAGACGGCAAGGTCGTCGAGGGCGGTCGCTTCCCGTCGATAAAGGAAGGCGGCGAGGGTGCAGGGCATGGCGAGGCGTTCGCCTCCGAGGTCGTGTCGCGTGAGTTCCCGCACGGCGTCGTCCTCGTCGTCGTGGCGGGTATGAACTACGCCGCACACCTCTCCGCTCGCGGGTACGACGTACTCGACAGCGCCGAGGTGCTGGCGGGTAAACTCGTCCCCCAGCTCCTCCAGTCGCTCGGCTTCGAGATCTCCTAATAATGCACAGTGCAAGGATGAAACTAACGAGTAAGAAGGTACAGCGCGACGTGCGCGATCTACTCCTCGAGAGCGAACTCGCTAAGGCTATCGACGGAGGAGTCTACCACGCTGGGACACGCCCACAGGATAGCCGAGCCGAGGACGCGGTCGTCATCTTCACTGGGGGCGTCCCCGACCAAATAGACGAGGGCGTCGTGACGCTCAATATCTACGTCCCCGACGTCCTCCCCTACGGAGAGGACAACGGCGTGCAGGTCGAGGACTTGCAGCGCGTCGAAGAGGTCGAGGAGCTGGCGCGTGCGTTCGTCCGCTCGCTCTCGGCTGGGCGGTCTTGCTACCGCTTCCGCCTTTTGCAGACGATCCACAGCGTCGCCGAGCCTTCTATTAACCAGCACTTCGTCGTCGTCAAGCTCGCTTATCGCTACTACGACGGCGTCGAAGAATAGAGATACAACCATTATCCAACCAATTAACTAACCATAACTATGGCAGTACTTTCATGGGGTAAGCCCCGAATTCAAAAGTGCGCATCGGTGGCGGGTGTCCCCGACGGCAACTGGGTAGATCTCGATACGCCTAAGCAGGACACTACGAAGCTCAACACCACCGCTGGGCAGGAGGTGACCGCGAACGAGGAAGGCGGCGACGTCGTCGACGTCCGCGCGGGTAAGAACACCTACTCGCTCGAGTTCGACCAGTTCGTCAAGAAGGGCGTCGCTCGTGACTTCGAGGACGAGGATGGCCTCGTCCCTGGCGAGTTCGCTATCCGTCTCATCCCCGAGGACGAGGCAACGGAGGGGCTTCTTATCGAGCGCGCTACTATCCGCGTCGAGGAGAACTACTCCGCTACCGACGGCAAGATCCGTCACGTAGTCGTCAAGGCGATCAAGCCCGCCGCGGGGAAGACGCTCAAGCCTTACACGCACAACGGCCTGACTGTGTCGCAGAACGCCCTATTCTTCACGAGCGCGGCCGACACGACGGGTAAGAGCATCACGGTGACCTCAACGGCCAACCCATCGGCCACGTCGAGCGAGCGCTGGGCTACGGTCGAAACGGCAGGCAAGACGGTCAAGGTGAAGGCCGAGGCGAACACCTCGGGCAAGCCACGTAAGGCGGTCGTTACGATCACGGCCGACGGGAAGAGCGCTATCATCGAGGTAACGCAGATCCCCGCCTAACGGCAACGGCGGAATGATTTTATAACCGATCACGGCCGCCGCAAGCGGTCAAGAGGTGCAGGCGCTTAGGCCACCGCTCGTTTGGGGCGAGCGGTAAGTGGGTGCAACTCCCACCACCTCGCCAAACGTCCAACACAAACGACACACACGACACACACGATGAACGAACAACAGCAGACAATAGAGCAGCGCGTCGGCGCTACGCTCCTCCAGCAGCCGCGACAGGTAGAGGTTGCGGGAAAGACGTACAGCGTCGCACCGCCAACGATAGCAACGCTTATCCTCGCCTCCGAGGCTATCTCGCTCCTACCGCAGGAGCGTCTCGACGACCAGCACATCGTCGAGGAGACGCTGCGCATCGCGAAGGACTGCCGCATACTGGGCGACATCCTCGCTATCCTCATCCTCGGCGCTAAGGGCTTGACCGAAGAGCGCACGACCGAGGAGCGCACACTCTTCGGTCTTCGTCGCCGTCGCACGACGCGTACGATCGACCGCAAACGAGAACTGGCCGACGAGCTTCTCGAGGCACTCGCACCGCGCGATCTCTGGCGTCTAATCTCCGAGCTACTGCGCGATATGCAGCTGGGCGATTTTTTCGGAGCTACCACTTCCCTCCTCGAGGTCAATCTCACGAAGGCGACGCGGGGAGTGGCGACAGAAACGACAGCCCGTGGGCAATCGTCGGAGGCATAGCCAAGGCCTACAACTTCCCGGTCGACTACGTCCTTTACGAGCTATCATACCCTAACCTTATCCTCCTCGGTGCGGTCATACCGAGCTACCAAGGAGCGAAGGACAAGGCAAAGGACGAGGAGGTCATCAGAGAGGGCGACGAGAGACACAGGGAAGCACTACGCGAACTATTCGACAAAGCAGACTAATGGACAGCGAAGACGGAAAGAGCTACTACGGCATAGGCATCGATAACAGCGAGCTACGCCGTGACGCCGAGGAGGCACGACAGATACTCGTCGACATCGACAAGCAGGTCGAACGGGCGACGCACGACGCGAGCGAGGCGGCGAGAGTGCCTAACGTCGACGTGAGCGTCAACGTGGAGACGAACGCCCCCGAGGTAGCGGGTGAGCTGACCAGCTCGCTCGAGCGCGTCGGTGGCGTCATCGGTCGACAGCGTGAGGTGGCGCAGGAGTTCATCGTGCAAGTCGACGCTATCGGGCAGGAGGCTCGCGAGCAGAGCGACCGCGTGCGTGAGCTACTGACGGACATCCCCACGGTAAATATCGACTTCGTGAGCAACGCTCCCGACACGGCGCAGGCGATAGAGCAGGCGTTCGCCGAGCTTGACCGCGTCTACGACGCCAATAAGCGGGGCATCGTCGAGCTGGAGGCCGAATACCGACGCCTCGCCGAGGAGCAACGCAAGGCGAACAATAGAGGCGACGGCAAGGGTGCGGTCGCGCTACGCGAGCAGAAGGCGGTCGTCGAGCAGGTCATCGCGACGCGTAAGAAGCTCCTCGCCGAGATCGAGGCGACGGCCGACCAGCTACACAAGGAAGAAAACGCCCTGCGATCGGCGGGTGAGCAGGCAAAGCAGGCGGGGGAGAAGCACATATCGCTCCGACAGCGACTGCGTGAGATCAAGACGGCGCTCGTCGAGATGGAGGCGGCTGGGCAGCGAGGCACGGCGCAGTACCAAGCGTTGCAGGCCGAGGCCGCACGCCTTACTGACGCGTGGTCAGATGCATCGGCGCAGGCTACTATCCTCGCACACGACCAGCGAGGGATGCAGGGCGTTATCTCAGGACTGTCGGGACTGTCGGGCGCGGCCTCCGTGGCGCAGGGCGCAATGGGTCTGTTCGGGGCGGAGAACGAGAAGCTCCAGCAGATAATGCTACGTGTGCAGAGCGTTATGGCTATCACGATGGGACTGCAACAGATACAGCAGACCCTCAATAAGGATAGCGCCTTCTCACTCGTGACGCTCAACAGCCTAAAAAAGATATGGAACAAGCTCCTCGGCGAGAGCGCCGTGAAGCAGTCCGAGGAGGCCGTCAGTACGACGGCGTCGACGGTGGCCACGACGGCCAATACCGCCGCTACGACGGCGAACACGGCGAGCAGGGCGACGAACAACGCGGCGGCCACTACTGGCGTCACGGCACAGCGCACGCTCGCTGGCTCTACCGTCCTCGCCACGGCCGCCACGACGGCGCAGGCGGTGGCAACGCGCGCCGCCTCAATAGCACTGCGAGGCCTCAAGGCCGCGCTTATCTCTACGGGTATCGGTGCCCTCGTCGTCGCCGTCGGCGAGCTGGTCGGCTGGCTCTCGAGCCTCGCCTCCGCCACGTCCGAGGCCGAGGAGAAGGCTAAGCAGATGGCCGAGATCACGTCGAAGGGGAACGAGGCATACATTAAGGCGCGCGTCGAGATCGACAACTACCAGCTGAAGCTCGAGCGATATAGCGGCTCGAAGGAGAAGGAGAAGCAGATCGTCAAGGAGTTAAACAGCAAGTACGGCGAGGCTCTCGGCTACTACAAGAGCGCGGCCGAGTGGAAGCGCATCTTACAAGAGAAGGGCGACGCCTACGCTAATTCGATGCTCAAGGAGGCCGAGGCGCAGGCTATCCTATCCAAGTACACCGAGGCGTATATAGCACTCCAAGACGCTAAGAACAAGAAGGCCGCCGAGTATGGTAGCTGGTACACGTCCGACGCCCGCGACGAGCTGACGAAGAAGCGCGCTATCGAGAAGCTACAAAAGGAGGCCGACGAACTCGAGGCCACCTACCGCAAGGCCTTCGCCGCCGCCGAGCAGACGAAGCAGACGGCGAATATCGGCGGCCACGTCGACCCTACCACGACGAAGAGCAAGACGAGCGGTAGGACGTTCGACCCCGCGAAGGCCGCACTCGAGGAAAGGCTGGCACGCGAGGCCTACGCGAAGGACGCGAAGAAGTACATCAAGGAGGCGCAGGACGAGCTAACGAAGCTCGCTATCGACGCTCAAGAGGCAGGGCTGACGCGCGAGCTGAACGAGATCCGCCAAGGCACGAAGAAGCAGCTCGAAGCCCTTAACGACCGCTACGAAGCGATAGCCGAGGCACGCAAGGCCGAGGCAAAGGCTATCTATATGAGCAAGAAGGGTGCGACGGAGGTAGGCTGGGCAAACAGCGCCGAGGGGAAGCGCACGACGAAGGACTGGCAGGAGGTCGTCGCAAAGGATAGCCCCGAGATCGCACGCTTCTACGAGCGTATGTGGCAGGCGGTGACGGCCAACGGCGAGCGCGCTATCAAGGCCGCCCAGCAGAAGTACCACGACGCACTGATAGACGAGTTCGGCTCTATCCAAGACAAGGAGGATAAGCTGCTGCGCGACTGGTCTAAGCGCCTCGCCACGATGCCCCTCGAGTTTCAGGACGAGGCCGTGCGAAAGATGGACGAGGAGCTCTCCAAGATCTCGAGCGAGCGCTTCCGCAAGGCCATCGACTGGGAGAGTGTCTTCGGCGACCTCACGAAGCAGGCACTGCCCGTCCTCGAGTACACGCTCGGACGAGTGCGCCAGTACTTCGAGGCTAATAAGGGCGTACTGTCCACGCAGGAGATCAAGGACTACCAAGAGGCGATAAAGAACATGGAGAGCGAGATCGCAGGGCGCAACCCATTCGCCTCGCTACATAAGGCTATCCGCGACGTATCACTTGCGAAGGTGGAGTACACCGACGCGATCGCCGCAATGGTCGCCGCGCAGGATCGACTGACCGAAGCACAGCGCGCGTACAACGAGGCACTGCGCGAGAAGTCCGCCGTACAAGATGCGCACGAGGATCAGACGACGCCCGAGTTCATCGCCGCAATCGCCGAGGCAAACGAGAAGCTCGCCGCGGCGCAGAAGGAGCAGGCAAAGGCGCAGGACGAGAGCGACAAGGCGGCGCGTCGTGCGATGCAGGCGCGCAATGGTATTACGGCCTCATACGCCAACCTAACGACGAGCCTACGTAACGTCGGCGGCGTCCTTAAAGACGTCGGCGGCAAGGCGAAGCTCCTCGCGTCGGTCTTCTCGACGGACGTAGCCGAGGGACTGGCGCAGGTCGTCGACTTCACGGGTGAGGTCATCGACGCTACCTCGTCGGCGATCCAAGCGGTCGGGGACGTCGGTAAGAGCGTAGCCAAGGGCGTAGCCGACACGGTGCAGAGTGCCTCGGCTGGCGCTACGGCGGCGGCCACGGCTGGCGCTACGGCCGTCTCGATGGTAGAGAAGGCCTCCGTCGTGCTGGCCGTCATATCGGCCGCCCTGCAGGTGGCCACGGCGATAGCTAACCTCTTCAACAACGACGGGAAGAAGCAGAAGCAGATCGAGCGCTTGCAGGCCGAGATCGACCAGCTCCAGTGGGAGTTGTCGAATACGGGGGCGACGCGCCTAAGCGCCGAGTACGGCGACGCACTCGAGAAGGTGCGCGATCTCTACTCCTCGACACGCGACGAGGTAATGGCACTACGCAAGGAGAGCATCGCCACGGGCAGCGCGTGGGAGCGAATGTTCGCCGTCGCTCGCAACCGCGGGGAGATCTTTGCGAAGACCGTAGAGAAGATAGCCGACGCCTACGCGAAGATGAGCTACACGGCGAACAAAGCCCTCGGCGAGGCACGACTGGACGACGGCCGCGCGAAGCTCGAGAACCTCGCCAAGCAGCAGCTCCTCGTCAAGGAGCAGCTCGAGGCCGAGCAGGGCAAGAAGAAGACCGACAACGGGAAGGTAGCCGAGTACAAACAGAAGCTGGCCGAGATAGGAAACCAAATGGCCGAGGCGCTTAACGAGCCTCTCGAGAAGATCATCGGGAGTTCGGCGGAGAGCCTCGCGAGTGAGCTGGGTAACGCCTTCTTCGACGCCGCTAAAGCTGGCGAGGACGCTATGGAGGGCTGGCACAAGAAGACTAACGAGATCGTCGGCGACATCCTAAGGCGCATGCTTATCACGCAGTACCTCGAGCCTGAGATAGGGAGGATATTCAACACCTACAAAAACAGATGGTTCGACGAGCGCGGAGCATTTAGAGGTATCGACGAGGTTAAGCGGTCGTCGGCTGATTTAGCCAAAGAGATCGAAGCCGTCGGGGAGAAGTTCAAAGCCCAGTACGGCATTCTCGAGGAGGTTAACAAGAAATTCATCACCGAGGACGGAGGACGCACGCCCTCGCAGAAGGGCATAGCCACGGCGTCGCAGGATAGCATCGACGAGCTTAACGGCCGTATGACCGCCGTACAAGGCCACACATTCGCGATCTCGGAGCATACGCGACAGCTGACCGCCACGACTGGCCTCATCCTGCAGAGCATCGTCAATATCGAGAGCGAGACTAACGGCTTCGGCGCACGCCTCGCACGTATGGAAGCGAGCGTAAAGCGCACGAGCGACACCCTCGAGGAGATAGCACTAACGGGCATCAAGGTAAAGTAACGACATACACACAATGGACGAGAAGAAGATCATCGCGCGCCTCTACAACGGCTGGCGCGAAGCGAAGAACAAGGCCGAACGCACGGCACGGCTCGATGGCGATATGCTCCTCGCACGCCGTCTGCGCGCCTGCGACGTATTCACGGGCGAGGAGACGACACTCGCCGAGGTCGTGGTGAAGCTGCACAGCATCGAGGGGCTGGAGTTCCTCCTCCTCTCGGGCTTCCCGACACTCGAACTATTCCGCGAGTATAAGGACGCCCTGCCCGAGGGGTGCGGCGTGTACGTCGACGCGGGAGAGATCAACCTGCACGACGCCCTCGACGCTATCCTCGTAGGTGATACGCAGGCCAAGGCTACCTACGAGCAGACAGAGTGCCACAAGCTAACGGCCGTCTACGGCGCGTCGGCCACCGTCGACGCCTACGAGTGGTCAGTAGTCCGACCTCGCTACGACGAGGCCTCACTGGTAGAGGTACGTCGCCACGATAGCGCTATCATCTTATGACAGCCACGGCTCGCATCATCGTCGACGGCGTCGATACGTTCGACCGCTTCGGGGTGTTTGCCCTCGAGACTGGGCTGAACGACCTCCTCGCCTACCCGCCGTTAAAGCCCGTCGAGGCTAACGACTGGCACGAGCAGGAGGGCATCGACGCCGATCTCTCCGCTCCGAGGCTCAACGGGCGCGAGGTATCGATCAAGATAGGCGTGACGGGTACGCTCGGCGCACCGCAGACGATAGCCAAACTCGAGGCCTTCCTCGCCTTCCTCCGACAGAGCGTGTATCGGGTGTTTCGCTTCGACTTCCTCGGCGGTAGAGAGTACACGCTTCGCCTCGTCGGAGAGCCAAACCTCACGATCGCGCAGGCGCTCGGCTTCATGACGCTCAAGTTCGCCGACGACTACCCTCTCAAAGGCTACACATATGGAGCGCCACAGAGCACCGTGCCAGCGTCAACGGACTACATCATTAACGGCCGTCCCTTTACGGCCTACGGCGCTCGCGTCACCGAGGGGACGCTGGCCGAGTTCGCCCGACGTGCCGACATCAAGACGGGACTAACTCGCAACATCGCCACCGCGCACGGCGTGATAGGTGACGCGCGGTGGACGGTGAGACAAAAGAGCAAGGAGGTGAAGATGCGCCTGCACTTCCGCGCCGAGACGTTCGCCGAGCTTTGGCGTAACTACGACGCCCTGCTATACGACCTCACCCGCCCAGGGGCGCACATCGTCCGAGTGCGCGACCTCGGCAACAGCGACTATCAAGCCTACTACAAATCGGCACAGGTTACGGCCTTCTACCCCGACGACTGCCCGTGGCTCGACACGACGATAACGCTCGTAATACTACGCGAGCCAAACTAACGACGACACCAACCAAAACGACAGAGCTATGATTATTTACGACAGCAACGGCAGGACGCTCCTCGACGGCGAAGTCGACGACGCGAGCTTCCGACACCGCGCAATTAAGGGCGACAACACGCTGACGCTCAAGTACTCGCTGCCCGATCACGTCGAACTCCCCCGCGGAGCGTGGTGCGAGTACCAAGGGGAGCGCTACGAGCTGCTCAATCCCGAGGCTATTAAGATGCATCACACGCGAAACTTCGAGTACACGGTGACGTTCGAGGCTCGGCAGTCGCGCCTCAAGCTGTGGAAGTTCCGCAACAGCGTCGACGGCCGCCTCAAGTTCCCCCTAACGGCCACGCCTCGCGAACATCTCGAGATGCTCGTCGCTAACCTCAATGCACGCGACACGGGCTGGACGGTGGGCGACTGCATCGAGACGCCCGAGAAGCTCGTCAGCTACGACCATAACACCTGCTGGGATGCGCTGGGGAAGATGGCGCAGGAGTTCGAGACCGAGTGGGAGATCGCCGATAAGCGCGTATCGCTCCGAAAGGTGGAGTACAACAAAACTAACCCGCTGGCGCTGGCCTACGGCTTCGGCCGAGGCCTCAAGGCGGGCGTCGGTCGCACGGCCTCGGGCAAGACGCCGACGGAGATCCTCTTCGTGCAGGGTGGAGACCGCAACATCGACCCCGCGAAGTACGGCGCAAAGACGCTGCACCTGCCGAAGGGGCAGACGATAGCCTATGACGGCTCGAAGTTCGAGGGAGAGGCGGGCTTCGTCGCCGCCACAGCACGACGCTACAAGGTAGACGCCGAGGGGCTATCGGTGAGCCGAGCAGACAAAGCGCTCGAGACGCGCGCCGAGGATAGCGTGAGCGCCACGGAGATCTACCCGAGCAGAGTAGGCGAGGTTAGCTCGGTCGTCGCGGTCAACACGGCGCGCAACTTCTACGACATCATCGACGCCTCGATACCCGACGCACTCGATTACGAGAAGGCGCTGATCGCTGGGGAGACAATGACAATCATCTTCCAATCGGGGAAACTCGCAGGGCGCGAGTTCGAGGTGAAGTACAACCACCGTACGACGCTGAGGAAGGATGGCAAGCGCTTCGAGCTGATACCCCAAGAGATCGACGGAGTGACGATGCCGAGCGAGCAGTACAAGCCCAAGCGCGGAGACAAGTACGCCGTCTTCCACGTTGCGCTCCCGCAGGCCTATATAGCCGACAACGCTACGAAGACGGGTGCAGAGTGGGAGCTGTTTAAGAAGGCCGTCCGACACCTCTACGAGAACGAGGATCAGAAGTACACGTTCACGGGCGAGCTTGACGGCCTATGGGCAAAGCGCGACTGGCCGAACATCGGCGGTCGCCTCGTCCTCGGCGGTTACGTCTCCTTCCGCGATGATAGCTTCGCACGCGACGGCGTCCTCCTCCGCATCGTCGGTATTAAGGACTTCGTCAATGCGCCGCACTCGCCTATTCTCGAGCTATCGAACGACGTCGTCGGCTCGTCCTTCTCGGGTGGTCTGCAAAAGCTCAAGGATGACGAAGCGATGGTCGAGGAGCGCCACAAGGAGGCGATGCAATTCACGAAGCGCCGATTTAGCGACGCCAAGCGCACGACGGAGGCACTCATCGAGGCGGCGCTCGACGGCTTCACGGGGAAGGTCTCGCCTATCGTCGTTCAGACGATGCAGCTGCTCGTCGGGGACGAGAGCCTGCAATTTCGCTTCATTGACAACCGCGCCAACCCAAAGCAGGCCGCGCACAATATCACCTTCAATAAGGCAACGCGCCAGCTCATCATACCCTCGGGGACGATCCAGCACCTCACGATGGGTATAACGACGCTAAGCTCACGACACGCACCGAACGAGTACAAGTACTGGGACATCCAAGGCCTAACGTCGGCACGCCTCGACGAGGCTGACAAGAGCTACTACATCTACGCGCGCGTCGAGGCTAACGGCACGCGCGGCACGTTCCGCATCGAGGAGCAGTCGCGCCGTATCGACAGCGAGGCGGGGGCGTACTGGCTACTCCTCGGCCTGCTTAACACCGAGACCGACGGAGAGCGCTCGTTCGTCGCAATGTACGGCTACTCCGAGGTGTTGCCTGGACAGATCCGCACGGACAAGATCGCGACGCCCGACGGCTCCTCCTACTTCGATCTCAATAGCGGTGTGATAGCGTCTAAGTCGATACGCTTCGTCTATCCCGACGGCTCTCTTCACGACTACCCAAACGACTACCTGCACACGGCGATCAAGGAGGGCAGTACAGAGATACAAGGCGGGCTTGTCCTCGCCTCAATAATCGGGGCGAGGAATAGCGCAGGGGCGGTCGCATCGTACCTCTCGGGCGTGGCCAACCTCCCCGCCTTCGCCGCGGGTGTTACGGACTTCGGCAAGCCTAACGAGGCGCGCGTCGTAGCGATCAATCACGACGGCACTGGCCACTGGGGACAGATGGAGGTACTGGAGGGTGGCAAGGTCTTGCAGATCGGCGCTATGCGCTTCGGCGGGAAGCTCCCCAACGCCTATACGCAGGACTTCCGCACGCTCGAGCAGATCGACCCACGGAGCGAACGAAGCCGTATCTACGTCGGCGACGAAGGCGCGCTCTTCTTCTTCGGTATCGCAGGTGGCGGTGCGCGCTTCGTCCGCATATCTAACAAGCTCGATAAGCCCGTCTTGCAGGTACGTGGCGGTATCGACATCCCTGGGCTTCTGCTCTCGGGACGATTAAATCCGAGAACGATGAGCCTTGAATATGTGTGGGGGGCGAAGAAAGACTCCTTGCGAGTAGAGCGTATCGGTCGAGGCATGTACAAGATCCACCACACGCTGGGACACACACGCTACAATGTGATATGTAACGCGTCGGGTAATGGTGGGCACAACGCAAGCTATGTAGAACACTCGGCCAATTACTTCACCATACGGACTAACCACGACGACGGTGTATATGACGACATTTGGTTCTCATTCGTTGTCGTAGGCGATAACTACTAACCAACAAACCATAACCAACCAAAACCAAGAGACTATGTTTAGATTCTTTTCCCCCGAGGAAGCGCAGGAGGCGGCCACGCTGATGGCGGTAGCCCTGCTGATCGTATTAGCCGCCGTGATCATCGACACGATCACGGGGGTAATGCGATCAAGGCGAGCGAAGCAAAAGATCCAGTCGAGTATCGCGCGCCGTGTCTTCGGCAAGCTCCTCATCTACTACCTCGCTATCGCTATGCTGGCGCTCCTCGACGTCCTGCTGTTCATAATCGACCTCGAGACGCGTATATCGATCCCCGAGCTTCCGTATCTGACCGTCTTTGGGGCGATCGGAGCAGTCGCCACGGAGGGCTGGAGTGTGTGGGAGAACCTGCCCAAGCACGACACTACCTCGATTAAGAACAGCGCTAAGCAGACGCAGGAGCTGGCTAAGGAGCTGGCAAAGGCGCTGAATGAAGTCCGTAACCTCGCAAAAACAGAATAGACTATGAGTAAGTATTTCACCCTCGAGGAGCTGACGCGAAGCCAAACGGCCGTGCGCCTAGGAAAGGACAACACACCCAACGCAACGCAGAAGCGAGACCTCCTGCGACTGATGGACTACCTCGACGGCATCCGTGAGGAGTTCGGCGAGCCTATTAAGGTGACATCGGGCTTTAGAGGCTGGAAGGTCAATGAAGCGGTCGGCGGAGTAAAGAACAGCCAGCACCTTGCTGGGCAGGCCGCCGACATCGTGCCAGCTAAAAGTCCCGAGCGACTGCGTGAGCTGTTCGACCTCATCCGCAAACGAGGAGGCTACCAGCAGGTCATCTACGAGCGCAAGGGTCAGAGCGTTTGGGTACACGTAGCCATACCTCCGCTCGGCGAAATGCCGAAGCAGGAAGCGATGACGACAAACGACGGCAAGAACTTCACCCGACTAAAGTAACTAACACGGCAGGGCGGGCGGTAATGGGGTGTCCTCCCGTCCTGCAACCAACCACCCCGACCAAAACATAACTATATGCGACCATTTGGAAGTAAGAGCGAGCAAGGCAAGGCGCTCCAGCTGGTGCAGAGAGGTACGGATAAGCGTATACCCGTGGAGCTGGTCAAACAGCCCTCGGGGGAAGTTCTTGACCCCTCAGAGCTGGAAGGACTGCACGTGATGGTGTCAAGCGAGAGCGGAATGGAAATAGCGACCATCCCGTACACCATCGAAGACAAGAAGCTGGTGGTCGAGGTCACGGCAGACGTCTCACGACATCTGGGGCTCGGCGTGTACACGATGACCGCCACGGGGCGCATTCTCGACCCTGCGTATGCCGACGGCTACCACGACTACGAGATAGTAGTAGACCTCTGCAAGGTCACTAAGTACGGAAGCAACGAGACGCCCGTCAAGGTGACGGCCAACGTGCTGGAGGGGCTGAAAGGCGACACTGGGCTATCCGCCTATGAGCTGGCTGTGCAGGATGGCTACCAAGGCACGCTCCAAGAGTGGCTAAAGAGCCTTGGGGGAGCAGATGCTTACGAAGTCGCCAAGAGTGCTGGCTATACGGGTAGCCGTGAGGAGTGGCTAAAGACACTCATCGGAGAGACTGGGCTATCTGCCTACGAACTCGCCAAATCGGAGGGCTACGAGGGTAGCCTCACGGAGTGGCTCGCCTTTCTCAAGGGCGAG